AAATCACCCTTGATTTCAGATGTTCACTATATAGAGCAGGATAAACACGGGTTTTCGAGAATTATAAAATTTAGCATTCGAGGTCAATACTACTGCGTAACTTGGTTTAAAAATGTTTCTACATTATGGAATCAAGATTTAAAGATTAGATTCAATTCATTTGAGATAACTACGAATTGGCCTTCACATCGTTCAAATTATGATTTGATTTTAAAACAATACGGAGAACCAGTGGCGATTATAAAACTTGACGATGGAGATGAGTGATGACTAAACCAGTATTCGGAAAGTGGACAAGTGTTGAGGATAGGTTGCCCAAATTTGAAGCACAAGCAGGAGGAATTGAGTTTGTATTTGTTCTGGCACTTCGTTCCGATGGTGGTGTTTCAAAGATGGAATACAATTCCAAAAAAGGTTGGAGAGATTGCGGTTATCCAGTTTCACAAGATTATATTACTCACTGGATGCCCCTACCAAAAGAAGGACAAGACGCATTCACAGAGTTGAGAGCGAAGCTTGATGACTGGGAAGAGTTTATACACATGAGGCATCCAGAAGATGAAAACTCAAAAGCTTTGATTAGTGAGATTCGGGAGGTTATCGGTGAGTGAAGAGACACCAAAATGCTGGATATGCAAAGAAGATTTAACTCTTACTGAAACGCCATACTACACCCTTTGGAATTGTGAGAAATGTATTAACGATGTTAGTGAGGCACTAAAGAGCTGTAAAAAGAAAATCAAGGGGGTATCGAGTGAGTGAGATTAAATTCAGTGGAGAACTACTAGGTCAGATCATTAAGCGCAGGAAGATCAAGAGGGTTGACCTCGCTAAGAAAATCGGTGTAACGAGAGAGAGTATTGATAACTGGGTCAATCAGGGCACTCCACCATCTTCAATTAACATGGCAAGACTGTGTGAACTATTCGATGTGGACCACAGTGTATTCTTCGTCCATGAGGATGGGAGTAGAGTTTACAGCTCATCGGAGTTATCCATGGAAATTCAAAAGAAAAGACTGATCAAACTTATGGATTTGGTTAGCTATACAGCTTTGGAAATGAAGTGTTTCTTGGAGGGTGAAGAGTGATTAAAGAATGGTGTGCAGAGTGCAAAGGAAAAAGAATTGTAGTCGAAAAAGAGTCGACTGCAAGCATGAGATACACACATAAATATTGCGAAGACTACCAAGGCAATGGCTACATTGAAAGGGAGGTCAAAGCGGAGGATTTGAGCGTTGAGGAACAGAGAGATATTGCTTCTCATTGGTATGGCGATTTCCTTGAAGGTAAAGTTGATTTTAATGATCCGATTAACTCGTGGGATGGGATGAAGAAATGAACCAACAAGAAACGCTAGAAAAGCTCAAGTGCCTGTTGATTGATGAGGGTTTCCAGTTACATGACGATCCACCAAAAGTATTTTCAATCGATCAGTACATTTATTTTAAGGAATTTTTCGCTGTTTATAACGACAATGAAAAGGTTATAAAAATTGGGATTTTGGGGAAACACTCCATTAGTGATTACCCACTAGAAGCAATTCAACAAGGAAACATACAGCCGATTATTGACTGGCTTGCATTGTGGGGAGTGAGGACTGGATGAGAATACTAGACTTCCTCGGCTCCATGATATTTCTAGGGTGGCTATTTGATCTCTTCATCTATTGGGAGTTCAGGGCATTGACTGTTCTGTGCACTGGAATCTGTATTTACATCTTAACCAGGGCAGACTTTAAAGAGCATGGGATTGATTAACCATACACAAAACCCTAAAAATCAGTTAAAATTGTCATAGGTCAGAAAATGTTTAGGCTCTTGTCGGAGTCTGAATGTCGAAAAAGAAAAAGCTGACTCCGAAGCAGGAATTATTCTGTCAGGAGTATATTAAGGACAGGAATGCTACCCAGGCTTATTTAAGAGCAGGATATAGCAATTCAAAGTCCGCTGAAGTCTCAGCTCACAAGCTACTAAGAAATCCTAAGATTTCTGAGAGAATAAACGAGCTTGTCAACCCCCATTTAAAGAGACTCAAGGTAAATCAACAAGCAGTTCTTCAAGAACTCGCAATCATTGGATTCTCCTCCATTGATGACTTCGTTTATGTGAGTGAGAACAAGCTGATCTTCAAAGACTTTGGTGATATCCCTAAAGAGCTCAAACGAGCTATTTGCCAGCTCAAGGAAACGAAACACGGAATTGAAATCAAGCTTCATCCTAAAGTATCAGCACTAGATATTCTGGCTGAGTACACCAAGATCATTAAACACAATGATCCGGATGAGGAAGAAAGACCAATACAGGTCAATATTCAAATGGGAAATCGTAAGTTCGGGAGACGTGAATAGTGCTTCCTCAAGTGATTTCTTACGACCCTTATCCAACAGTCCTTGCATTTCATGAGTCAGATGCAAAGCGGCGCTTTATTCGCGGACCTTTTGGTTCTGGTAAGACTTCAGGCTGCATCTGGGAATGCGTGATGATGTGCGCGGATCAGGAGCCTGATGCCAATGGAGTGAGGCGAACTAAGGGACTGATTATCAGAAACACAAGACCTCAGTTAATCTCTACGACAATTGAGTCCTGGAATGATTGGCTGGGTGACTTTTGTAGATTCGTCTACTCCTCCCCGATTACCTGCCACTTCAAGATGCCATGGAAAGACGGGACGGTTCTTGAATCCAAGATCTACTTCATGAGTGCTGACAACCAGAAAGACCTCAGAAAGCTCAAATCCCTGGAAATATCATGGTGCTGGGCAAATGAAGCCTCAGAGCTGCAAAAGGATATTGTTGACGGTGCCTGGGATAGAACAGGGCGCTACCCTCCCAAGAGAAATGGAGGATGCACAAGAAGGGCTCAAATAGCTGATACAAACTCAATGGACAATCTGCATTGGTGGTATCAGTATGCAGAGGTAGAAAGCCCCGAGGGAATGGAGTTCTTTGATCAACCAGGGGGACTAATCCAGATTCAAAATGAGGATGGCACTTTTCGCTACGAGCCGAACCCAGAGGCGGAGAATATCGACAACCTTCCAGATGGTCACCAATATTACTTCGACATGCTTCCCGGGCGATCAATGGAGTACATCAAGGTCTTCGTACTGAATCAATACGGGGACTTGAAACCGGGTACTTTGATCTATCACAACTACTCTATCAAGAACCACACAAACCAAGAGTTTGATTCACGCAGAAAGCATGTTCTCTGGTCCCATGATCAAAACATGGCACCAATGTCCTCAGTGATCGTTCAGCAGTTTGGAAATCTCGATATAGCGGTTGATGAAATCATACTAAAGGGGGCCGATGCCGAAATGGTCGCTGATGAATTCTTGGATCGTTACAAAGGGAAAGTGGAGAAGGTAAGTCTCTTTGGTGATTCATTCGGACATAACGGACACAATCACGGTCTTGGAACCTACTACAAAACCATCAAGAAGCGTCTCACGTTAGAAGGAATCATTGTCATTGACAAGACCCTCAAAAAGAACCCATCAATCAAATGGGGCCAGCAAACTGTAAGGCAGAGAATCAAGGATTGTTTCGGAATGATCCACTTCAAAGTGAATCCAAACAAGTGCCCCTATTTAGACACGCAACTCCAATCAGGGAAGCTCAAGGAAGGTAGCACCCAGCATGAAGAAGAAACTGACTTCCAACACATCGGGACTGCAGTCAGATATATGCACCATAAGCTCTATGCTGACAACACAGCAAGAGGAATTGTAAGGACGAGGTAGATTATGGGAAAACCAGCAGGACAAGCTTCTCTTGAGGCTACGAAGGAAGATACTAAATTCTACGCTCCAGTAGATATGACGGAAGCTGTAACCGATCAGGATGGTTTTGAAAACTCAGAGCAGGACAACTCTGACAATAGGCCAGACTCAGAGGGCAAAGTATATGAGCGCTCCAAGGACAAATGGGAAGTAATAGATAACTGCCTAGAAGGTACAAAGAAGATGCGAGAGCTGGTTTATCCAGCTAATTCCGAATCAATATACCTTCGCATGAATCCCATGGAAGAATCTGACGAATTCAAGCGCAGGGTTGATCAATCAACCATGACTCAATTCCTGGGGGATACCCTGGACGAATACACCGGGTTAGCATTTCTTAAAGAGCCAGCTTACAGCGGAGAAAATCAAGAGATTGTAGACTTTCTGGAAGATGTAACACTTCAGCGAGACGATGCAGGAACTTTCGCAAGGACGTTTTTTCGATCAACTGCCCAATACGGCCTGTCATTCATTCTTGTGGATGCTCCGTCTGATACCGCAAATCTACAAAGTAAAGAGGAGTTCGACAAGCTGAATCCTTCTGCATACTTCGTCCAGATCCTTCCTAAAGACATTCTTTCATTCAGAGTTGAGTTCAGAGCTGGAAAGCCAAATCTTCGACAAGTGGTGATCCGTGAAAAAGTGAATAGACCCAAAGGTGCATTTGGTGAAGAGGAAGTAGATCAATATAGAGTTCTCAGGCCCGGGTATGTGGAAATCTGGAGGAAGAGTGATAAGGGTGTCTTGATGGTTGAAGAAGAGTTCTTCACTAGTCTGGATTACATTCCACTATACCCGGCCTATTCAGATCAAGAGCATGGTTACTTTGAAGCGGAACCTCCGTTCTTGGAGATGGCCTACGCTCAAATCAAGGACTATCAACTCCTTTCAAACTATGAGATGGGCGCTGAGATGGTGGCATTCCCTCCTTTGTTCATGTCGGGGATGGATGAGCAGTCCAAGAAGTCCACAAATAAGGCATTTGGAGCTAATCGAGGAATTGCCATCAATGAGGAAGGGAAAGCCTTCTACCCGGAAT